TTCTTTTTTCATAGATGGCTTTTCCCTTTTCATAGAACTCTGGCTTGTTGTGGTTCACTAACTGCTTATCTGCTTCCTTTTGGGTGTAAATAGGATTCTCATGCATAAACTTCAAATCCCTGGCCTCAATAACAACCCCGTCGGCATAGGCTCTGTCCGTGAACTCATTATCGGAATACAGCCCATCGGATTCCTGGTAATCTGGGTGGAATAGCCACCCACCCTGCTTCTCAAGCCTCTTTTTGTTCAGAATGGCCATACAAAGGAGTTTGTCTGTTCTGTAGCCATCTGATACTGCCAGGACGGCATCCCCTGTTTTAGAGCCAATTAAAGAGCAAATAGAGGCATCCCAATGCCTTGGCGGGCTCCAATCGTCCGACATTTGAACAATAATGTCTGCCTTGGCTAGTTTTGCCCCCTGGTTCCAGGCATTGATAATGCCACCAGGATTGCACCTAATGGCCTGGTGGGGGGTGTAGTCTATGGGGTCATCATGGTCTACCATGAACAGCCACTCAATCTCTAGGGGCTTTTGAGCCAGGGAAAGCCATTGAAACCTTCTTTGCCAGGCAACCTGTGGCCTTCCCCTGGTGGCATGAACCATGGTGATTCTGGGGGCTGGCTTCATCTTTTTCATCTTTTCAGCCTCATCCTTCTTTCCCACACAAACAGAAGCAGTTTCATACATATCCATGGCTTGCCAGTTGTATATGGCCTCCACTTGGTTCCAGTAGTGAGAGGATGGCCTTGGTAGGGACATGGCCGCCCTGGCAGAACCCCAGGCTTTAGCCCATTGCCCCCTGCCAGCATATTCAAGGGCTGTCCAGTAGTGGGCTTCCCTTCTGTCTGGCTGAAGGGTGATGGCCTGGCCAAGGTATTTTAGCCTCTCCTCTGGCTTGGCACATCTTCCCATATTGCAAAGCACATCGTATCGAAGGGTGTCCTCCAGGTCAGAGAACATCAACGCCATTGCCCCAAACTCAAGGCACTTCTCCCAATTCATGGAAAGGAAGTATTCCTGCTGGGTGTAGTAAAGGCTGTTGGCCGCAGGAACCAGGGTGTCTTTTAGGATGGCAAAGTTTCTGTCTGCTGAAGTCTTTTTATAGCCATGGGGCTTGTGAACCCTAACTACCTTATCAATGCCAAACAGCTTGTCTGGTTCATGGGCTACAAGCATTTCATGAACCCTGTTCTTCCAAGAACATTTGCCCTTCCTTGAGGCCATTTCTCGGAGGGGAATCAATCCAGCATTTTGAACATCGTATCTAAAAGCAATTAAATCTGCCCCTCTCTTGTTGGCCTCGTCAATGGCATCATCAACCAAAGCCTCTGCCCCTGGTTGCATCACATCATCAGCATCAACCCAAATAGCCCATTCATTCTTGCAAGCATTAAGGGCTGTGTTCCTAGCCCCAGCAAAGTCATCTATATGAGGCCAATCAGCTTTTTGATTTTTATAGTGAACAATTCTAGCCCCGTGAGCCAATGCAATTTCTTCTGTTTTGTCTGGCTCAAGGTTCCCCCTAGCAATGCAAACAACAAGCTCCTCTGCCATGGGCTTAAAGGATTCAAGGCATCTTTCAATGTAGGCTTCTTCATTGCCAGCTATTAGGTAAAGGCTGATAGGATTTCTCATTGAGGATTTCTTATTAAGGATTTCTATTTGCTATATGTCAATGCTTCCTGGGCATCTTGAGCCGCCCCCATATCTGAATAACTTGGAAGCTCATTTTGCTCTACTGGCTTTGAGCATCCAGAAAGAATGATTGCCAAGACAAGCCATTTCATTTTGTTGGTATAAAAAGTGAGGGCTGGAAGGTTTCCCCTCCAGCCCCCACCAGGAACACACAAGCAACTAATCTTTAGGCAAAGCTGGTGGTGATACGCACACCGGCATTAGCATCAATAACCTTCTCCGAGGTGTTCATACGAACACGGAGAACATTGCTACGACGGGCTTCATCACGATAGCTTTCAGAGACAAAGCCACCAGGGGCATCAGCCGACCACACCAGGGTACGACCAACTCCACCAGCAGTGAATTGTCCACTCTGCACATTGGCAACCACAATCTGGCTATTGGGAACAATGAAGCCACCAGAGTAGCTCTTATTCTTGTTAGCAGAGTTGATGGCGGCACGGCCCACGAGAACACGCTCCACCGCAAGGGCGGCGGCAATCTCGGCCTCACTCAAGAGACGGCCCTTGGTGTCAGAAACAACACCGAAGAACTGGTTCTGGAGTTTGGTGGTGCGGCGGATACGCTCAAACACAGGGGCAGACATGATGACGGTGTTCGCCTCATAGCCAAGCTTGTTCAGCTCGGTGCGAGCGGCGGCCACATCACCAGCCACATCAATGTTGGCCAGGTTCGCATTGGTGTATGCGGAGATGGCAGACTGATCGGAGGTGGTGAAAGGCGTGTTGGTGGCAAACAGAATGTCACTCACACGCTTCTCATGTCCAAGCTTAATCTGCCGGAGCAAGAAGCGGGCAGACGATGCTTCTAGATCAAAAAACCTGTCAGCATCAGCGCGGAAACTATCATCAATTAGCTCTTCGAGGCCGAATTCGATCGTGTCGTAGGTATCAGTTCCAAAGGAACGGATAGCACGCGCGTAGTCAGAGCCAGCCGCACGAGGCTTGGAGTCATTGTTGAGGAGATCAGCCTGGGCAAGCTGAACCTTGAGGTATTGGCCGCTCTTGGCAGAGACAGGCAACAGAGGGAAAACCTCTGCACCGATCAAGCCAGTATCAGCGTTGGGGGCTTCAATCAACGCTTGGTTGATGTCTGCCCGGATGGTGGTTCCACCAGAAATAAAGCTCATTGTTTTATTCTTTCTTTGTTAGGGGTTAGACCAGGGGAACAGCCACTTCGATCACAGCAGAAGTCGCGGTGGCGGCTTCCAAAGCAATCCCGGCAGTCACAAGGTTCGCGGCCAGGGTCGTCACCTGTCCAAGCGAATCAAACTTCAGCACATCACCAACGGCACAGGTGCCGGAGACGGTTGCGAAGAAAGTGTTGTGAAACAGCTTCACGGCCACATTGCCGCCAGCCGCCACATCTTCAATGGTTGAACCAATGGCCTTGGTCGCACCAGTCACAGCCACATCAACTCCGCCGGCAGTCACCGTGGAGGGCTGGACAAAGCGATAGGCCGAGATCGCGGACGAACTGGAGAACGTCCGGAATCCATTATCAATATTCGTGCTCATTCTATTTTATCCTTTTGTTAGATGTTCTTGATGCCACGGCCAAGAGCCTCGGCATACTCATTGGGGTTTGAAAGCATGACGGCCTTCATAGCCTTCAGCTTCGAAGTCTTGTATTCCGGGTGAGCAGACACAAGGGCTTCAAAGTTTTTCGGCTCCTCTTTCTTCTCAGCAGGAGCCTCAACAGCAGGGGAGGCAGGGATGGGCTTGATGCCAAACTGGGTGAGAACTTTCTTCACCACTTCAGCCATCTCAACGCCTTCATCCTCTTTTTCCTCATCCTCTTTTTCAATGACAATGGAAGGAGCAGATTCGGCTTTCACCTCTTCTTTTTTCTCCTCTTCCTTCACCATTTCTTCCTTGGGTTTCATCGCATCTTCCAATGCGGCGAGACGAACCTTAATTTCGTCCATGTCCTTTTTATAGTCGTAATTTTCCATTGTTTCTCCTTGTTTTGTCAAACTATCCCCTTCGACAACTGCTTCTGGCAGATCAACAGGAATAGCTTTTCCTCCGGCCATGTAGCCGAACTTTTGCATAAACTTCACAACTTCTTCAAACAATCCATTGGTTGCGGCTGGGCTGGAAACCAGGTCGGCAGAGGCAATGCTTTGGGGGCGAATGTAGTCCTTGCCCTCAATGGTTTCACTCTCATTCACAAAGGCAAGGGAGATGCCAAACTGGTCTGGGGCTTCATCAGCCATTTCCTTGATGAGGCCATAGTGGGGGCTGTTCTTCAAAAGCTTCAAATCAGCCACCAGCTTGTCCCCCTCAATCCTTGCATTCCTGGCGAACCCGACGACCGCGTCAAGGCCGGAGCCATGGTTCATCTTTACCTTAACCCCATTGGGGGCTTGCTTCATGATTTCCATGGCCTTTTCCAGGCTCATTTTGTCCACAAAAAGGTCATGCCCCTTGGCTTCCCCAATTTCTAGAATGCTTACCCCACCAAAGTCGTTCTCTTCCATTTCACAATCCCCACATTCCATTTCCTCTTCATCCCTGTAAGTTTTATAGGCAACAGCCGCCCTTTGGGATTCATCTGGGAAACTACTAATAGCTTCCTCATCTCCCATGAACCTGGACACAAATTCTTGTTCAGATTCGTCTCCTCTAGGAGTGGGTAGGGGCATAGAATCTTTTTTGTGTCAAAGGAATTATTTTTCCTTTAGTTTATTTATGTTTATTACAAAAATTGAACTAGCCTGTCCGGGCAAATCATCATTTTCAACAACTCTTACCCCATCAAAGCCAAGTCTTTTTGCGGATTCTGACATGGGGGTTTCGTCAAAAATTTGATAGTCTAAATCGCCCTGCCCTATTGCCTCCTTAAGTCTATCTTTGTCAGAGTCATTTAGTCTTTTGTCTTTTAATGTTTCTTTAATTAAAAGATCGGATGTTTCAACATCTCTCAAATCTGCTATTTTGCTTCCCATTGGCAGAATATATTCCTTCCCGCCCTCATAGCTTGTTTGCCCCTTAATTCCAACATACGCCCCATTCT